CCTTTTAGATAAATTCAGGCGAAGTAATGACGATTGGATAGTTACGGTAAAAATGGTATCAGAAGGAGTTGATATCAGAAGGCTGAGAGTTTTACTTTTTGTGACTAATGTTAAAACGTCAATGAGTTTTAGGCAAGTAACTGCACGGCCTCTTACAATGAACGACGAATTCCCCGGGAAATCGTATTGTTTTTTACCGGCAGATCCAGAATTATTAGTCCATGTTCGCGAAATCGAAAAGGAATTGAGCCATTCCTTGCCGGGTAGCAAGAAAGCGCGTGCAAATACTGTTATCGATGAAGATGGCGAGGATGAAAAGGAAAAAGAAAAAACGATTAAGATATTAGAGCTTATCGAGGCAAAGCTTACGGGGCTGTCTGTTTACAATCAAGGGGCATTGCAAATAAATAATGGCACTATCGCGCAGCAAGGCACCTTATTTGAGGGTACAGAACAAAAAGAATCCTTGCAAGCGCAAATAAATAAACTGAAACTGATAATCAATAAAAAAACCAAAAAGTTATGCTCGCTAACTGGCAAGGAATCAAGTTATTATCATCAAGGATGGATTGAAAAAGGAGGTATGGGAATGGATCAAGCAGATATTGGCGAACTGCAAGAAAAATCGTATTGGCTTGACGCGCTCATTGCGATCAATGGGTGCCGCGAAATATACACCAAGAGGAGTTTGTATTGATAAAGTTTAAAGGCCCAATTCCCGCAGCTTTCATTATCAATCTTCCAGGTGCAATAATATTAAAGTTGCTTAGATCCGGCATGTTTATTTATGAAAAAAAGAAAGTTGCAAAAAGCACTAAGTTTTTATTGGAGGATAAATAATATGAATTATAGGCATAAAATAGATATTGATTACAATAATCACCCAAAGCATAAAATGCGCTGGCGCAAGACTTTGGACGTTATCAAGCATATTGATATTAAAGGTCCGGTCCTTGAGTTAGGCGGAGAATCTGGATTTACCAAACTCTTTGTCTTTTACCGGAATTAGGCCAATCCTACGAATGTGGCTAGACCAAACAAGGATTTTAATATTAAAGAAATGATCTTCAAGGAATTTCGTGCGAAAACAGAAAGACCGAGAAAGACGTATTAATTCCGCAACAATCGCATATATTGCAGTCTTGGAAAATAATGGGGTTATATTCAAACCAGATAAGGACATCGATGATGAAAAACTTTCAGAATGAACTCATAAGACAACAAAAAAGAATAGCTTCAAGAATAGCATGGGCTAACTTTTTCTTGGTCTTGATATTGTTCATCGAATTCATTTCTTGCAGAATCTAATGATAGGCAGACACGAAACCAGAAAAGCGCTGAACGACGCTTTAAAAGAAATGATTATTGAATTGAAAAAACTTAATGCATTGGCCATATCAATTAAAATAATTCTTGTCTTAATTTTAATTACTTTGATTGGAGGTTTAATATGTTGACAATTGCCGACTTGCACGCGGGCAATATTACTGGAAAAATCATTATTGGAAATTACATGTGCAAAGCGCTTCTAGAGAAAGAGTGGGGAGTTGATTTTTCTAGTTTAGTAGATTATAAGGGGAACGAATATCATTTTTTCAATTCCGGTGATAATGATTTTGAGGTTCGACATAAAGTATTCGATTTTGTTTTAGGAAATCAAATGGTTCTCGAAATCAATCGTCTTGAATCCGTGAAAAACAAAACCCGATACAACATAACGAAAAGTGGTGAAATACCGGATGGTATGTATCCAGAGTGGCATTTTTGCAACACCATAATGGGCAAACTTGTTCATAAAACAGATGAAGAGTTTTTAACCTGTACATGTGGAGCAAGAGATGACGTATTATCTAAAACCCATAAATGAACTTAAACTCCGAAAAATCTATATTTTGATAACAATTGTTGTATTGAGTTTTATGTGGCCTATAAGCTCGATTTTAGGCGTACTTTTAATTCTTTACTATGTCGCGTCGGTTGCTGCGTTTTTAAAGCCGTGGTTGAAAGATGGTGGGGCAAGATATTATACCACATTCAGCATAAACTTGACTTATTACGATTCTTTGAACTGCCTAAGCTGCACATTGTTTGCAATTGCGCTGCTCATCAATACAGCTACATCGACAACGTTCAGCCCTTTAAACATACCATGGGAATACAACACGGGGGTTTTTGGTCTTTGCTTGATAAATTGGGATTTTAACAACCGATTAATTAAGTGTGGTATCGTTAATGTTGGCAAGAGAAACAGCCATATTATTGGACCCATTTTATCAAAATAGACTTTAACGATATTTTTAAGCAAACTTGGGAATCAGAAAAAAAGGTGAAAAATGAGTGAACCAAAACCAAAAAGGCGCACAAAAATTTGGTGTACATGTTCCAGGTGCGGTAAGTTATTCAAGGACTTTAAAAAAAAGATCTTTGCAAAAAGTGCGTAAATGTGACGAGTGACGGCGGGTGGTGATAAATGACAGATAAAATTTCAGAAAACGAACAAAACAAGCAAATCAGCTTGAGTGATTTGTTATGTTGCCCATTTTGTAATGGAAACGTAGTAACATTTGATGAAAATAAACACTATGTTAAGCACAAAAAAAAATGTTACATACTTTCATTGTATATGTACAAAATAGACAAAGTATGGATAAATGATATAAACAAATGGAACACAAGGGCAACATAACATATGAATATTGGGAATATTTTAATAAATATTTACCAAAAGATAATCCTTGATTTTTACAAAGAAAAGTTTTACTCTTAACCGTTCGGAGTTAGCCGCCGAATGCAATTGAAAATTACCAACACATTATATAAAACCCTGAGTGGTCTTATAATTCTTGGCTTGGAAACCGTGTGTTGGCGGTGACTTTGGCCAGTCGTACCAGCCAAGAATTTTGAGTCTATATCGGGGTTTTTTAATTTAAGGAGGTCTTAGGTGAGTAATTTTTTAGTAGACAAGACAATTAAAGCGATGAAGATTGCAAGTGATAAAAAGGCGATTTTGTTTATAACAGACGATGGTGAGCATACAGTCAAAGTGGACGGGGATTGCTGTTCTGATTCGTGGGTTGAGAATATAGAAGGTCCTGCGCTTGGCTTTCCCGCTAAGGTTTTATCTGTTTCTGACTTAGAAATGCCAGAGCAAGAGCAAGAAAATGACTACAATGTTATAGCCTTTTATGGGTGTAAGATCACAACCGACAAGGGTGATATAGTGATTGATTACCGCGTAATTTAACAAATGGTTATTATGGTGGTAATTTGGTTTGGCCTGATTATGAGTACTTCTACGGTGGGGTATATGGCCAGAATACTTCTAATGAAGAGTGGCAAGAAATTGATGATGCACAATTATGAATAAGTTAATCAGGGTTTTTTAGTTTGGTCTATAGCTCAATTGGCAGAGCATCCGCCTGTTAAGCGGAGGGTTCTCGGTTCGATTCCGAGTAGGCCAGCAATGTCGCGTAGCACAATTGGTAGTGCGTCGGAATTTGACTCCGAAGGTTATTAGTTCGAATCTAATCGCGACATCTGTGGCCGTGGCAGATTTTTGGTAATGCACCAGATTGTGGCTCTGGTTTATGCGGGTTCAAATCCCGTCGGTCACCCTAATTCCTGGCGGTACGGAAGTCCGGTTTTTCCACCCTGCTTTGGAAGCAGGCAAGCGCAGGTTCGAATCCTGCCCGCCAGACTAATTTATATATATTGTAGATGCTACGAAATAAGACAAAATACCAAATTACAGTAGATGTTATATTAAACAAACCTACATCGCTGCCAGCACTGTGCGCACAGGTAAGCTTAAGAAACAGACTTAAAAATCGAGTACACCCGTTGTCTGTGCGATGTAGGTTTAATTTAAGGGAAAATATGAAGAAATAAGTTAATAATATAAATAATTACAGCGTAGCATTAATATAGAATGCAGGGTGGCAGTTAAAACTGCTGAAAACGGATAAATAAACCTCCGAAAAAAATATGAGTAATATTCATATCGTTGTAATTTAACAATCAGCGGGGTGGCGGAAATGAAGACGCTTCGAAGGCATAAAGTCGGTTAGGTTCATAACCAATATGCCACAAATGGCGTGAAAGCCAGACTTGAGTTAGTAACGTTAATGTTGATCGACGTGCAGGTTCGAATCCTGCCCCCGCTGGATTAATAACGAAGGAAATGATATGACAAGAACTTGGAAATGTGATTTTTGTTCCGAAACGAATGATGATGTAAAGTCTATGGAAACACACGAACGGGAGTGCGGGGTTAACCCAAATAATAAGACATGTAGATCATGTAGGTTTTTTGAAAAAATATGGGGAGATAATGGATTTGTTCAATGCACGGAAAATGTAAAAGACTTTCATGATATTGAGGACGATGAATTACCTTGCTCTAGTTGGGAATTTAATGGTACAAAAGGAGATAAGCAAATGTCAATGCAAAAATGTAAATGTGGCGAAGCTTTTTACGACAAAGATTGTTTTTTAGCACATATCCAAACGTGTAAAAAAGACGTGAAAGCAAAAGCGGAGAGCGATTTAATAGACTGTCCGTTTTGTGGTGATGTTGATTTTGATTTACCTGGATTAAAAAACCATTTTAATAAAGGCTATTGTGATATATTTAATGAAACTATTGATTTAGTTTAAAAGTGAATGCTGATAGGGAAATAAATGATGAAATATAAGTCGTACGAACGGCTAATGGAAGAGCATAAAGGCACTCAAATTCAAACTTGCTTACATAGGTTCTATTTTCAAAGAACCAACGGGCAAATAGTTAATATCGCTTCGTAGTAAAACAAAGTGTGTAACCTTCGATAAAGATTTTAAATATTGCCCTATTTTGTGGCAAGAAATTAGAGCTAAATTAGAATCTGTGAAAACGAAAAGCTGCTTTAACTGCAAACATTTGGAATACGTGTAAGCTGAATATTGGGACGTTAGAGGGTATATTTGCAATAAGTGCATTTATATGTCAACTTATGAAGAAAACGATCATTTTGCGAGAATGGAAAGGGACAGCTACTTGAATAAAGTAAAGTCCTGTTGCGAGTTTAGAATTTTAAATGGAGCTGAACTTTGGAAACACGGATAGAACTCAAAGACATCAAAAATGGCGACGCAACCAAACAAGCGGCTTGCTCTGCTTGCGCCTGAACTTATGGAGTCACTATGAAATATAAACCATCACACGGAGAGCAAAAATGAAATCATCATGCATAACACACCCAGCTAAAGAACCAATGATAGTTTTAAGAGAATGGCAAATCGATTTTTGTGGCGGCGATAGGTGCGCCGGTCTTCTACTTAGCTTTTTTGAATATTGGCATAATATCAAGCTTGAGATGAGAAAAAATAATATAAAATCAAATGATATAGCTGAAATGCACGCAGACAAACGTACGCAAGATNAAGCATTATTTCAGTTTCACAATCAGCAAGAGCTTGAGCACGGGATAATGGGGCTTTACAAAAGAGACACTATAAAAAAAGCACTTGCCGTCCTTGTTGATAAAAAAGTTATCAGTATCCACAAAAACCCTAACCCGAGATATTATTTCGACAAAACAAACTACTTTCTATTCGCCCCAGAAGTCATAAATAAATGGATAAATTCCCGATGCGCGGAAGATCGTTCAACGTCAAAGGAAAAACCGTTACCGTCACCGAAAAATCCGTCACGGCAACCGAAAAATCAATCAGCAATAACAGAGACTTCTTCAGAGATTTCTTCAGAAGATATTAGTGTAAGTAACGCGCATGAAGACCAAAAACCAGAATCCCAAAATACGGAACAAGAAAGATCCAAAGCTATTTGCGAAATGATAGCTATCCGAAAGAAAAAATATCCGCAAGTCAGTAATTGCATGTTGCCTTTAAGTGGCTCAGAATGGGTATTGTGGATTCATAGGTTAAATAAAAATGAAAAAATCGCCAATGGTCTTTACAAATCAGCTATACCGCTAAGAGATATTGTCGAAACATTTAAGTATTTTATGGATATTGACGATAACCAAAGAACTAACTGCCATCACCCTGATAATTTTCTGCGTAATTTTGATCGATACAATAAGGCTTGGCAGGATGAAATTCCTAATTGGCAATGCTGGGACGTTGACGGCAAGAAAAAGCGGGAAATGGAGAAAGAGCGTGCTTAATTCTGAGCTTAAAGTGGAAGATTTGCAATAAACTTAAAAAGAGCTTACAATGAAACGAATTATAATAGAAGACGGCACGAGGTGGCCAAACCCAAATGATGATTATCACCACGAAATAGCTTGGAAGCTTAGATTTGACCCAAAGAGTCTTTCACACAATGACTTTCTGCATGCAGCAAATATTCTTGATGCATATGAAGATATTATTAGTCATCCAGCATTTACACTGAAAGTAGTAAATGGTAAAATATCACAAATAAGAAAAGCCATTAAAGCTAAATGAGCAGTCCCCCAGACCAAACCCAAAACATCAAAACCGAAAAGGTTTTATTGGATATATGCATGCTTGGCAATGACGAGGCGTTATATGCAATCGTCCGAGATTTTGACAAAAAGAGTTTTTTTTACAAATTATGTCATAGACATATTTACCAGACAATACTTGATTTAGTGCGAGATGGTGAGGCGGTGGATGCCTTGACGGTAAGGCAAAAACTAGCTGAAAAAGATTTGCTAGATGAAATTGGCGGCGAATTTTATTTAATGGGGCTTGTTGAAGGCACACCAAGCGCAGAGAATTATTTAAGCCATATCAAAACGCATGTTAAAAACTGGATGGTGAGGGAGTATTATCGCCTTTCGGTGCAAGTGCAACAAATGGCGATTGAGCCAAGCGCAGACCCAAAAGAGATCCAGGAATTTGCATCAAGAAGGATGCTTGAAATAGCTCAAAAAAAAACCGGATCATCGTTTCACGCTATCGGGAAATTGGGTTGGGATATTCTTAAAAACATCGANCAAATGCAGGAAGGNNAGAAANTNGCGAGATNTNCAACCTTNGACNCCGAGCTNGATGATAAAATCGGCGGCGGAATCGCGCCAGGGTTCTATTTGTTGGCAGCGCGTGAAGGAATCGGTAAGACAACATTTATCTTGACTCTTGCGGCGCATATGGCGGTCGTTAATAAATTGCAGGTTGCGTTTCTTAGTTTAGAAATGCGGGCAATTAGTTTAGCCGAAAAATTCTATGCAGCAAGGATTGATCAAGATGTAAATTCGCTTGAAACCGGCAGCATTGACAGTGAGCGCCTNGAGATTTTAATTGAGGCAATCCAGGGAGTCGAAGACGTTGGCCTAATGATCGACGATACCCCGGCGCAAACCGTCTTTGAGATTGCAACAAAGGCGAAAACATTAAAAGCGATGGGTAAGCTTGATTTTTTAATCATTGATTGCCTTTACTCCATAAAGTATGATCAGAAGGTTTACGGAGCAAATAAGGCCGCAGCTTGGGGAGATATTCAAAGCGCTTTGCAAACTCTTTCGCGAGAACTAGAGATTCCGATTTTTTTATTGCACCATCTTAAAAAAGGAAGCAAGGAATCAAAGTTTGATAAAAGGCCAAACAATGACGATTTGTTTTTCATAGATGGGAAAATACCGGATGTTATTTGGTTTCTACACAATGAAGCTAAGGCCGGAGGGCTCAAATATTATACCGACATAATAGAGCTATCCTGTACATCAAAAAACAGGTTTGGCAAAGCTCCAATGTCGCACTTGCTTAAGTTTGTTGAAAATCTTGGCATAATGACAACGCTGGGACTTGGGCGCCGACTTGAGTACGAAAGAGAAATGGAAGTTTTGTATAGTACGAGAAAAAAAACAAAAAGTGCATGGTGATTTAATATGATAGAATATGAATTTACGTTAACTATTGGTTATTGTAACGCAAAGCATACCGATATTTTCAATGTTTCATCTTTAGGCTATTCCGATAAAGAATGGGACGAATTACCCGAAAAGGAAAAAAATAAAATTCTGGAAGGCGCTTGGCAGGATTGGGCCAATAATTATATAGAAGGGTTTTGGACGAGAAAATGAGAAAATCAAGAATTCATAAAAGTTGGGATCATAAAAGGAAGCGCGAAAATATTGCGCCGATGAGATTCACTAAAAAGCCTAAGATCTTAGTAATGCCGTTGCTTGATGAATGGTACAATTCAATTTGCCGCAAATTGCCGGAGGAAAAACAACGTGATTGACTACAAAGCAAACTCCGAAATTGTGGATTATTTGGAACAATTTGATGCTGAACAATTGCAGGATATTAGCATAATTGATTTTTTAGTAAGCCAAAAAATATCATGTAGGTTCGCACTTGAAACATGGTTTCTTGAAAGGCAATTCAATGCCGTAAAAGCGTCGCTGATATATTATTGTGACTTGTTCACCGCTGAAATAGATTGGGTTTTTTCAATGCATTGCAAGCCTGAATTTGTTAAATATTTCGCGACTTACGAACAAGCAAATGAATATTCTTGTTTATCTTGTACTTTAGATTCATGCACAATGGGGTTTCTGGGTGGAGAAAATGACTGACCAAGAATTAGCAGAGTTGATGAAAAATGAAGGAACACGGAAAAGGAATCCACATATCGCGAAAAAAAATGATATTCAGAATGGAAATCCCAATCGCAGTACCAAGCGAGAACCAAGTTTTATCACTGAAACTAAAGAAGCGCTTAAAATTAAAACGATTGATCAAACAGTTAACCTGCATTTCCATCACATACGCATGCGAGAACTTGACTATGAAAACTATGCTACAAAATCCGTTACTGACACACTTGTTAAGGTTGGATTATTACACGACGATAGGAAGAAATGGGTTTCCATTGTCACGCACTCTTTTGAACGATGCGGAAAAATTGAAGAAGAAAGAACAATAATTGAGGTTTGGGTTTGAATAAAGCTAAGTACGCAAAAGGTGATATCGTCATTGCAAAAAGGCAAAGATATAGTGAAAAAGATCCTGCTGTGATCTACAAAGGCAAGATAATTGGCGTGAAGTATGTTTTTTCAGAATATGACGAAGATGTTAACGAATTTGAATATGAAGTAGAATTCAAAAAGCCTTTTTATGATTGTGGTTGGTATTCCGAAAAAGGTATTAGTGATGGCTTGATTTATGAATGGAATTCACAAGGAAATCAAAACACATGAAATACAAATTCGTGAAAATTAAAACAAGTTCTGGTATTGAATACGATTGGATGCTTGAAGTTGATTCAATTGGAATGTTGTGTGAGTATACAAATAAAGTTCAAGTCAAAATATATTTTACCAAAAATTGGACCGCATATGTAGAATCTATGGTTCAACGTGAGGGTATTGGCTATGTAGGGGCAAACCGGAAACTTCAAGAAAGTATTTTTGATTCAAGATCAAGAAACATAATTTGTTTTGGCAAGATTTACATAAATAAATTTGGCGGCGGATTACCACATTCTGACAGAATCGAGATAACTGAAACTTTTGTAAAAAACGAGCTTGTTTTTCCAAAGCTGCCAATAAATGTTATTTTCATAACACAACGGCCAGGGCAAAATCATTTTTACGCCAGGGTGGGAGCAACGCAAGTTGTGGATGAAAACGGCGCATGTAAATGGAATACTGAAAAACAGGCGCAACGAGTGGCGGAACAATTTTTAATTAAGGAGAATAGCAATGACTGAAAAGACTTATTTAGGTGACGGTGTGTATGCCGATTATGACGGGTATCATATAATTTTAACCGTTGGTACTGGTATAACCGAAACTCAGAGGGTTTGCCTTGAACCGAATACTTTGAAAAATCTTGGTATTTACGCAACAAAGCTCGGAGACATGGTAGGTCAGTTTATCAATAAAGTTAAAGATAAAGACGAACCTTCATCAAATCCAGGAGGTCCGGCATGATAAATGGCAATCCGTTTAAAAGCAGAATTATTTCAAGGGCACATGAAACAGATTACGAACGAATGATGCATGATATTAAAATGAAAAAACTAGACAGGGCGTTCAATATAAAGCTTTTTTTATGCATAGCAATCCCGTGCATAGCGGCTTTTGTTTTCGCAATTATGGAGTATCTTGAAAAATGAAAAAGATAATTCTAATTAGTTTATTGCTATTCTCCTGCCAGGGCAACGACGAAAAGATTGTAAGGCATGATGTTCGGCTTACTTGGTCGCACAGCATTGATATGTATGTTGATTGGGATAAAAACAAGGAAATCGATTTGGCCGGGTTCAGGCTTTATTCTTTTTCGGATGGGGATTCAAATTTAGTGCCTGTTATTGATGTTGGCCGGGATACATTTTATACTGTGGTTGGTGTAGATACTTTTCAGTATAGTTTTCAAGTTACAGCCTATGACACAGCAGGCAATGAAAGCAAAAAATCTGAAATAGCTTATTGGCCGCCGAAAGTTGAGCCGCCGGTTGATACGACTGCGGGAACGATTGATAATCCGATCGTGATTGATCCGGGTGAGTGGTTGACAATTCCTTTCAAGATTGAGTTGGGCGATAGTTTATTCTGGTGGCATTCAGGGCGTGCAAATGGTATTGATTGGGAGAAGGGAACATTGTTGAGTATTGAAAATGATGATTATACATTTATGACTGACTCGGTATCAATTAACATCCCGCGACTCGATGGTTTTAGTAAACAAATAAATCTTTACAGGTTTGAATCCAAACAAGATACAAGCAAATATTATTTGGTGGATGGGTATTAATCATGAATTTCTGGAAATCTTTAGGTGAAATGTTTTTTGGTTCTTCTCTGACAGAAGAAGACTATGAGGTATTGAGTGAGAATTCAGCAGAAGTTTCGAATGCCATTAGAGCAAAACAAGAATTAGAGAAAGGAGACGACGATGGCGAAATTCAAGACGATTGCGGAGATTCTTAAGGCAATCGAAGTCGGTGAAATTGATGGTAGAATAGCTTGTACTTACGATTTATCACGCGGTATTCCCCAAATCGATCAAGATATTTTTCTCGAAAGATTTAAAGAAAAGCCGAGCAAGGAAAATATTGACAAATTGCTTGATGAGCGTTTGCATGTGATGAGGTGTGTAATGTAATGATGGGTGAAGCACTAAAACAGGATCGCAATCATACCCTAGACTTTGTGCCTACTGTTGAAGACACTACATTAATTTACCTAAAATATCGAGATTTTGGAATTTATGTTCAGGATTCAATTGCGGAAAAAATTGATATTAAATGGCATTATACCGATACTACAGAATACAACAGTATTGTCAGTGAATATAAAGCAAAATGGTTTTATTTGACATTTGAATCAATTCACGATGACTCGATTGAAATAGATATGTCGGTATCAACTAAACATAATGATGAGAATGTGCAAGTTAATAGCGATGGCAATTACGATGTACTTTTCACGCTAATATTTTTATTGATCGCATTTTTGCTTTTTTATGGTAAGTGGATTTATGACCGATCAAGGTAATAAGTCAATCTCTGTGCAACATTTTGCATAGCCTTGTTGATGCTGTCATATTCGATCTTAGCTTTAATAATGTGCTCAAGTGAGTTGTTTGGGTGCAGGTCGAATCTTAACTCGCCTAAGCGGTTTGACATGGCGGCGTATAAGGTTGTGTAGGTTGAGAGTAAGGCTTTGTTGCGCATGGGATTATCCTTTTGTTTTAAAGGTTAACGCTAGCCCCCGCAAAGTACAGGTTGTACACTGTCTGGAAGACGAAGTGGTTCGAATCCACCGGGGGCTAAATCATTTAATTTAATTATCGTCATTTTGGGAGAAATCTTTAATGAGAAAATCGAGAAAGTATTAAACATGAAGCTGATGTGATGGAGATAGCCATTTGTGACGATTTTGAAAGGATATCATAAAAATGAGACTAAATATCTTAGCTCAAATAATCGACCATTATCATAAATTCGTTATGTATAATTCGGCGGAGTTTCGGAATGATTTCCAGGTGCATCCGACTGAAGTTGAGGAACCCATGAACGGGATTGATGGCGTAACCGAGTATGATGAGAAAGACATTGATGAGGATTGGTATGCATAAAATAACTTGACAACAAAAAATAAAATACCTACCATATAAAGAACAGAGCGCATTTTCATACCCTCCTAAAAGAACAAGATTCAAACCTATCTCCTCAAGGCCGCATACCTAGCAGAGTGCGGTCTTTTTTATTTCCTTGACTTATTCAAGAATTTTACTTATCTGAAAGAAAAAGTTAGTTTGACCTAAATATATATTTCGATGTGTTATAAACCAAGATACACTTCGGTTAAAGAACTTCAGGCGAAGATAGACGAGTACTTTGACAATATCGGAAACGATGGGCATGACGGTGTCATTACCGTAACAGGGCTTGCTCTTTATCTTGGTTTTTGCAGCAGACAATCGTTTTACGACTACGAGAAAAGAGACAAATACTCTTACACCATTAAAAAAGCTAGGCTCAGAATAGAGAATGATTACGAAATTGACATGCGAGTAAATCCCAACGCCGGGAACATATTTGCCCTTAAAAATTTTGGCTGGGATGGTGACAAACCAGAGACAAATGTCAATACTAATATAAATCTCAGCGGCGATGATCTTGCGAGGGCATATGAAGAACTTGAGTCCAAAAAACAAGATCGAGATAATAAAAACTGAGTACATTAAATGCAGGTTAGATGTTGAATATTGGATTGAGAATTACGTCTACATATATGATGTCAAAAAAAAGGAGTGGGCTTTATTTAAGCTTTGGCCTGAGCAGAAGAGGGCGCTTGGCGTGCTTAAGGAAGGATGTAGCATTGTTTTTTGCAAGGCTAGACAGCTTGGCATTACTTGGCTTGTCAACGCACATGAGTTGCATGCATACGCTTTTCCTGGATCAACAATACTGGGATTTTCGAAAGGTGAAAGTGAGGCCATAAAGGCGCTAGATAGATTCAAGGATATGTATTTTCGGTTACCACACTGGATTCAATCGAGCAAAGTTACCCTTAATTCAGCGCATGAGTTTAAAACCCAAAAAGGCAGTTTGTACACTGCCAAAGCATCAACTGGCGGGAGGAGTTTCACAGCTAATACTGTAATAATAGACGAGGCTGAATTTATAGTGAACCTTCAAAGGCTGTTAACAGCATGCAAGCCGACAATAAACGATGGTGGTAAAATACTGATGCCGTCAACTGTTGACAAAGATAAACCAAAGTCTATTTTTAAAAATACATTTAGTAACGCTATCGAAGAACTTAACGACTATTCTGGCTTGTTCTTTGGTTGGTCGGCAAGGCCTGATAGGGACGATGAATGGTACAAAAAACAATGCGATAATGCTATGGCCGATGAAGGTACACTCGACAACGTTTGGCAAGAATACCCGGCAACAGTAGAGCAAGCATTCGCCCCGCGAGAATTAGGCAAACGCCTCACACCTGCACACCTACTTAATTGTTATCAAAAAACCAAACCACTTGAAGACTGTGGGTTAGACATAGATGATGATTTCCGGCTGTATAGAAAGGTCAAGCCAGGTATAACGTATGTCATCGGATCAGATACAAGCGAAGGGCTAGAGGGTGGCGATCCTTCCGGGTTCGTTGTCTTGGATGAAACAGGATATCAAGTTGCGGCTTTGCAAGGTATATTCGAACCGCATATTCTTGGTAGCTTGATCGCGAAGGTGAGTATTTATTTCAATAACGCACCGGTTATGGTGGAGCGAAACAATCACGGCCATGCGGTTCTATTGTGGCTACGCGATAACTCGCAAGTTCGGCGCTTGACTTATGTTAAGGACAATCGCGAGGGGTGGTTGTCAAGCTCGGTCGGCAAGGTCCTAATGTACGATGCAATGGCGGAAAGCATCAAAGATATAATTATAACAATCACAGATGATGAGTGTTTCAATCAATTAGCATCTATCGAAAAGAAAAGTTTGGCAGCTCCAAAGGGGTTGCACGATGATGCAGCCGATTCATTTACTTTGGCAAATGCGGCACTAAAACACAGTCAATTAAAAGTCGAAATAGAAGTACAAAGCGCCCAACGTGGCGGATTTATGAGGCGAGCGAATGTTCGACAAACTGCGTAACAAATTACACAATTACAGAACGAAGAAGAAACAATTACAGGCATTAAGTATCCTCGACTCTGTAAGTGATTTAGAATATTTAAGCGGCGATCAAAAAACCAAACTACGCGAGAATTTATTTGCACTTGGACTTGGTACCGGGATTGATAAAGACGAGCACGAATATGTGAATTTATCTACGTTCGGTAGGCGGGACTTGACACCGCATACATTCGATGAAATCATGCTGCAAGCGGCGAATGATGTAGAGACAAACGGTTTACTTGCGCGTGCGGTCGATCTCCCCATACAGGCCATGAAACAGGCCGGTGTGTCGTTCTCTGCTGAAGATGAAACAACGCAGCAATTCCTTGACGATTTTTGGAGAGACAATGAATCGTTGTTCTGGAAACTTTCACATGATTTTATTCAGAATGGTGAATGGCACACACCACCGCAAATTAGCGAGTCTGGCGGCATTCTAGATCTTGCCTTTATCGATCCGCTGAATGTCAAATCTGTAAAGACCTTGAAGGGTAACGCCCTAATCAAAGACAAGTTAGTGATGAAGGCAGACAAAAACGGTAAGGAAATTGAATTAGATATCATCAAAAAGAGATTCGGGTTTTTTGAGGGCGAAGTCTTCAGTTTCTTTTACAATGCCCCGGTGAATTCGACTCGAGGTCGATCTTATTTGAAAACGGCTCATGACTTCGCGCAACAGTATGATGATATCGTATTTTCTGAGGCCGAAAGAATCTCTATATTAAAGGCTTTTGTCTTTCACGCTAATTCTGATAATTGGGGTCCGGGTGGGATGGATGAATTCAGAGAAAAGTATTTCCCGCAAGGCATACCACCAAATCCCGGTTCATTAATCACGAGTAGTGGGGATTTCACATTTGAAGCCGTCACGCCAAATATAAACGCTTCTGACATGAAGGAAGCGCTTAAGTTTCTCAGGAATAACATTCTTGGTGCCCTGGGGCAATTGGGTGCATTGCATGGGTTTGGTGAAGATATAAACGTGGCCACTCTGCGGGAATCGCTTAGATCGGTCATATGGTTGATAAACGATTTTCAATCAAACTTAAAAGCTGTATTGCGAATGATCATTGAGTACGCGCTGGTCAAGGCTGTTGAGTTTGCCCAACATAACAAAGCCGGAACATTCACGCAGTCAACGAACCTAGAATTTGACATTGATTTTAATAATGTATTTCCGAAGGATTTGGCCAATAATTCCGCTGTATGGTCTCAAGCGACAACATCATTGTCGGTGGCCATCACAAATGACATCATCGACCTTGATGAGGCCCGGCGTGAGTATGCATGGATTATGAATCAAATTGACTATGAAGTGAAAGCGGAAGATTTATTTGATGAAGACGCGGCGGACGATGAAGGCGATAGCGGGTTTGGTTTTGATGAACCACCCGCAATAAATGGCGATCTACCAGAAAAACAAACAATCAGCCAATTGTTAAACGCCAGCTACCAGAATAAAATGGACCGGTTGAAAAAAATATGACTTATCATTTATTGGAAGACACTGTACAGCAGCGCAAGTTTTCCAGAAAAATAAACTCATTGATCAGAAGAGCGGATAAGTTAGACGATGGCGCAGTCAAAGCAATATTCAGGCTTTTGCGGGACGCGAGAGCAGGCATAGCCAATGCAATCACAAGTCAAAGCGCCTTTGATGCTGCAAACCAAGCAGCAATAAAAGCCGAAACACTCGCGGTTATTGACGAATTCGCCAGGAAATATAATACCTTTATGGATGAAGCTTTATTGAGTGGCTGGGAAATTGGCAGTGAGATTGTAGATCAATCTTTAACTTCGTCTGGTGCTCAATTAACCGCTTTGACATTGCCGGGCATAACTACGGAGCAACTTGCAGTGTTGCAGGTTTTAAAGGCCGACCTTGTTACTGGATTGTCTCAGGAATTAAGAAAGGCAGTTCAGAATGAAATCAATGTCGGAATACTCGGTCAAAAAACGCCAAGTGAAGTGATGAAGGGAATCGGCGGGCGAATAACTACAAAGGGAACTAGATTTAAGAGTATCGCGGCTAGAGCAGAAGCTATAACCAGGACTGAAGTAAACCGGGTGCTCAATACCGCAAATCAAATAAGAGGTGACCAAGTTGCTGAGGTTGTCCCTGGATTGAAAAAGTATTGGCTAACATCAAATGATGACCGGGTGCGGCCTAGTCATGTCAGTGTTGGGAATACAACGAATCCGGCGTCTGGTGGCGCACCTATTGGAGCTAAAGAAAAATTCACCGTTTCTGGTATAAGAGTAAACGGACCACATGACCCGGCATTACCGGCGAGCGAGGTAGTTAATTGTCGTTGCCGAGTAATTTACGTTTTGCCGGATGAACAATTAAATTGAGAGTAAATAAAATGGTTGAACAAGAAGTCAAAAAGACATCAAAAAAGACAGCNGGCGATTTTCTCAGCGACAAGGAAGTTGTTATGCTTGATATCGCTAATGCGGCGAAATTAGACCGTGATAGTTGGCATGAGCCTTCAAGGGTTGCCGCTGAAGATTATTGTANACTGATGACAAGGAAGNATCCGGGCAAGACATGGAAGTTCACAAAGTACAATGGTCATCGTGATTATGAGCTACACGGCAAGAAATTGCGCAATATAGTTTTTTGCTACGATCACAGTTACAATAAAGGCAAAAAGCTAGTCACTGAAAAGCTAACAAAACGGATCACAGTGGTTCGCTAATGAAAGTATCAAAGAACCTGAAAAAGCGGCAAAGGCGGTTTGTTCAATTAAGGGAATCGGAAAGAGGCGAGAAACTTAAAATAACTTTCAGTGTGCCGCTTGTAGAAGCTGGCGAAAGTGGGAAAGTTTTTGAAGTCGTTCCCCTTGCCGCTGGCGATAGTCTGAACGGTCGTAGATATTCAGACGAAGCCATAAAGGGTTCTGTTGAACTATTCGAGAATTTGCCGGTGATGGCGTACGGATTCGGTACAGACAATCATGATTTCTTTGATCATTTGCCCGAAGAAATCAGAGACGAGACAACAAAAGGATTGGCTGGTAATGTAGTTGGGCAATTAAAGAATTCGGTTTGGGATCCAGTATCTAGATCCGTAAAAGCAAAATTTCATGTTACCGCCCGTTGGTTGCGTGAGACATTAAAAAACGCCATAGAATCCGGGCTTAAGAATTTACTTGGATTCTCTATTGATGGCAGAGGTATACTAAATGAATCTAGCACGCCGCCAACCGTTGAGAGGTTGACGATGTTGCATGAATTAACCTTAGTTACATCTCCCGCCGCCGGTGGCGCAATAATAGACATTTTGGAAGCAACTAAGATAACAAAAACAAAATTGGAGTGTCAAAAATTGAAAACATTACTTAAAAAGCTAAAAGAGGCATATCCGGCGATATTCAAAGATGTTGAGTATACGACCGATGACAGTGTCATGAACAAAAGGATTGTTGAGGCGATCGCAAAAGCCAAAAAAAACGACGATCTTAAAGAATTGAAGGAAATTAACGAATTCATTAAAAAGCAATTCATAGCGCAGGAATCAAACAAGACCGAAAAGACCGAAGATAAGAACGATAAGGTTTTGACCAAAAAAGAAGTTGACAAGCAGATCAAAGAAGCACTTGCAAATCAAAATGATGAACATGCGAAAAAAATTGCATTTACTGCCTTGCTGGAAACCAAGTTATCTGAATCAAAACTTTCCAAGTTGATTAAAAATGACATCAAGGAAGATTGCAAAGACAAGGTGCTAACGGAAGCAGAACTAAATTCACTGTTTGAGCGCAAGCAAAAAATGGAAGCATCGTTGACCGAGTCGGGTTTCAGTCATAATGACCAGCACCGAGAAGATGGCAACATTAAAATCAAAAAAGAAGAGATTGACAAGATTGAAACAGGTATAGAATTGATGCTTGCCGGTTTGCCAAAAAACAAGGAAGGGATCGAACCTTTCCAAAGCCTGCATGAAAGCATTAGAAAGACAACTAACTTTTCGGGAAGTCCTCACCAAATGGGTCAAAGGTTGTTTGAGTGTGTTGGGTTTAGTTTGCATCCTCCTACGCTAGAGAGAGATACCTGGGTTCACAAGTTACAAGAAAATGCCCACAACCAACGGAGCGCGAGATTAAGAGAAGCTGAGATTCTTTCGACTACATACACGGTGGCTTTTGGAAACGCAATGGCCAAACGTCTTCAAAAAGAATACAAAGATCCGATGTTAGAGGCGCAATGGCGGTCATTTTGTACTGTAACATCAACGAACGATTTCAAGACTCTTAACCGGCCACGTTTGGGAGAGTATGGCACGCTTGGAATAGTTGCCGAGGGTGCAGCATATGGACAGGCATCCGCGACCACCGAGGAAAATGTTTCGTTTGTTCCCCAAAAACGCGGCGTGCTGGAAACATATTCCTTTGAAGCGTCTGTTAATGATGACCTTCAAGCACTGCAAAGAATACCAAGAAAACTTGGTAAAAGCGCGAAACATACCTTGCATCAATTCATAATGAACTTTGTTCGTGATGGTGCATCAGTAACGATGGATTACGATTCAACAGCGATCTATCACGCTGATCATGGTAATACCGGAACGACTGCACTTTCAGCGGCAAGTCTGAGAACCGCTATCCAGGCCATGAGAAATCAAACAGATCAAGATTCAGGTGAGATCGTCGGTATTCGTCCAAAATTCATTTATGGACCAAATGAACTTGAAGAAGAAATGCTTGAATTGACTCGGTCATCTGTAACCCTAACAAGTGGAAGATCGGAAACAGTACCAAACGAACAATTGCTTAAATACGGAATTAAGTCTCATGTGGTTGATTACTGGACGGACGCGAACAACTGGTTTTTGATTGCCGATCCAGAAACAACCGAAATCTTCGAAATCTCATTCCTAAACGGCAAGCAAGAGCCTGAGTTATTCTTGCAAAACGGTCCAACAATTGGGAGTGTTTTCACGGCAGACAAATTAACCTTCAAGATTCGCTTTATCTTTGGCGGCGATGCACTAAACCATCGCGGCTGGTATGGTGAAATCGTAGCTTAATACATGCCATAGACTACTGTACAGATGCAAACAATAAACTTTTTTTATTAAGGAAAAAACGAAATGGCTAATAAACAAAAAGATCTTGCAGAAGGGACGCTATATTTTTTCACGCCGCGAGTTTTAGCGGCCACTGCCACAATAGTGCATCCCCTGTTTAAAGCTTGGCAGGCGTTGACAATTACCAATATCGCAATCATACCCGGTATTGATGTTGCCGGTCACGCTACAAACCGGAAAAATTATAATTTCATTAACGAGGGTACAGACGGTACAGGCACAACCGACGTTGGAACATACGACTTGACTGTCGCAAATGCTCTTACTGCAATGGTGCCGACTAATTTGGTTACGACTAATTTCAATTTGGCTATAAGTGAAGTCTTGAGTTTAACCATAGAGCAAGTATCGTCTGGTATTCTCGTTGGCGAATCAACGATTATTGTAGAATGGGAAGCAAAGTAAGACTAACGATGCGGGTGTAAAACCCCGCATTCAATTTAAGGTTAATTATGCCAACTCAAGCAGATACTATTGATAAAATTCGTTCTATCGTGCAGGATGCTGCACAAGAAGCGGGACAGCGGGTTTTGTCTAATTTTATGACTTATGTCAATGCTGGGCTTGAGCCTGCTTTAAGTCTTTTCAGTAAGGACAGTCCTCGTGAAGCAGTGTATGAATTCATAGGAAATAACCAGGATAAGCAGGTGTTGCCGTCTGATTGGGATTATAGTATATCAGGTATCAAAGAAATTATTCTAGGCTCTAGTACGACACCAGTTGATCAAAATGAATACATGGTTGTAAAAAATGATGCTACCGAAAGAGGTCTTGATAATGTATCTGAGGATGACACAAGTATAACGCTTTCAACTGCTGCTAATGCTGGCTTTATCAAGAATGGTGATTTGATTTTGATTGCCAATCAAGGTGATGCTGATACAGCACAAACAAATTGGGCATCTGCTGATGGTAACACAACTACCGGCGTAGTCACGATAAAGAACGCTGCATCTGCTGATTTTACATCAACACCGGTAGTTAAAAAGTTGGACACTTTGCATTTTTTGATTACAACTCCCGGCTTAACTACAGTTGTAAAGGTCAAGTATGATGCCCGGCATATTCACAATGATTCAACGGATACTTTGCCAGACAATGATTATCCAGCATTTTGTAGTTTAGCTGCATCTAAGATTTCCAGGACGATTTCAACTTTTTATTCTCACAAGCAAAGCGGCTCTTTGTCGGTTGATCAGGTTGATTACGGTGCAGCCGCTGCTGCATGGCTTGAGATTGCAAATTCCTTTAAAGCTGAATACAATGATTATATGAACAAGGGCCATGACCAGAAGCCAAGAACGAATGTTGATATGATCGATATTGACACTGATTCCAGGCGCAGTAAGGGGTCATATATTTATCACGGAAGGCGGCGCTTCTAGTGGCCAAAGTGAAACTAACAGGACCATTGTTTAACGGTAAATGGCAAAAGATATACGAAAACGAATTCCGCAAGGCTATGCTAAAAGCAACGATACATGTAGAGAGCAAGGTGGCGGAAAAAACTCCGGTGGGTTGGACGGGAGCACTCAGGGCCGGCATTGCATCTAAGGTAATCACTCCATTTCTTGGCCGAGTGTTCCCGTCTGGGCCTAGTATTAAGTATGCCCCTGTTGTGGAGTTTGGTCGCAAGAAAGATAAATTTCCGCCAACCAGAGAGGGTGGCTCTTTATGGATGTGGGTATTGCGAAAACTCAAGGTGCCGAAAAAGCAAATGAAAAGCGCCGTCTTTCTGGTTGCTCGCAAGATTGCCAGAAAAGGGACGAAAGCGGTCAAGATGTTTGAAAAGACCGAGCGCCAGGAAAAGCGAAAAGTTCAACAGATATTTAATCATGCTATGTCGATCGTTGATGCAAAACTGAGTGATAAATGAGCTATACTTTAATTCTTGCACAAATAGAATCTATTCTTAATTCTGTCACCGGAGTCGAGAATGTCTATGATTATATCAGGACAGAAGAGCATATAAAGACTATGGAGTCTTTAATGACAACGACTGACAGCAAGATACAGGCATGGTTCATTTCTCGCGATGCTTTTGGAATCCAGGAATTAACGGGCGCATCTGTTTATCGTGAGCATGAATTTGTCTTATACGGCGTTTATGGTGTGAGTGATTCAGGTGCATCAGAGAAAACATTTCAACAATTATGTGATGATATATGTAATAAATTTGACCTATCAACTAATATTGCAATGAGTGGCGAGGCGGATCAATTAAAAGGAGCGTTCCTTGAAGAGTTCGTTTCACAAGTTGAGTTTGCCGGNAAAATATGCCATCANGCGAGAATCAGGATAACAGCGAACGAGCCAATATGATTAAATTAAAAGCAAAAATCGACGCCGGGCTTCCTAATCATTATATGAAATATGTCATTAATTTACAGCCCGAAAATCTAGATAAAGTAAATAGGCCAGGCGGTTGGCAAATAATTGAAGGCCAGGATTACCAGTGTAGCGATGGTAAAGATCTTGAAAAAATATTAAAGTCCGGCAAAAGGCTTGGTGAGATATTTGAAATAAGGAGCAAAAAATAATGAGTGGAACCGCGAGATTAGCAATAGGCGCAATTCAGGAAGGTGTTACATGGCATACTGCACTTGCAGTTGGCGCTTTGGACGCTATTCCGATAAAGGTAATGGATGAAATCGCTTTACAGGGCGACATAACAAAAGATATTATTGTCGGCTGTTCAGAAGTTGAAAACTTTGATCACCTTCTACATGTAGCCGATCCTACATTGACCTTTGACCTCCGATATAGTGGGCGCGATCTTGCTTTTATCGGTTCGTTGTTTGGCGCAGAGGCAATATCGGGCGCCGGTCCTTATTTGCATCAGTTCGACTGGCAAGTAGAAGCTGCAAAATTCCACACATTGGCGCTTGGTATGAATGGATCGGCGTATCCAGATATTCTGGAAATCCCATCATTGAAGCCAACTGGGGTGACACTACAATCAAACGATGAGGGCTTAGTAGAGTTTACAGTTCGAAATATGGGTGATACCATAAAAGTCGCTGGTGACGCTGTTAATGTTACCGGAGACCTGCAAGCAGCAACATTTATTACTAAATCTTTACGCATACCAGCCAGGGACTTCAAAATTAGGATTGATACCGTTGCGGGTGGTACGTTGGCGGAAATAAATTGGGAATCTTTCGCATTGACTCTTGATCGGCCTTATGACCGGGAATTGTTGACAAATGCAGCGGTTGCCAGAAAACAAACATTTGAGCCGGTGCAAAACAATGTTTCAGAAGGCACACTTTCTTTAACCGTACCGGATTACAATACAGTGGCCTTGTTCGATGATCTAAATGATCAAACGCCTTATTTCGTGGATATGGTAGCAACGGAAACTGTGGGGGCAACGACCTATATTTTTACGGTCGAGCTTCCGAGGTTGATCCCAATGCCGTATAATTCAACCTTAACTGCGGGTGAACGTCAATCATTGACGAGAAATTTTCAGATCGCGCAAGCAACATCGAATCCCGGCTCTATGGGGCATTCAAATTGGTGCAGAATTGAAGTAACAGACGCGCAAAGCGCACAGTATGTAAGTTAACAGAAGGGCAGGCGGCATGATAGTAATAAACGGAAAGACAAGTGATAGTGCTTGGATTACAATAAACATGGGACTTGGTGGCGAATCTTACAAAGTGGGATATTGTCACCAACGACAAAAAGAACTCATCTTCAGCAAACACGTCAAAGGCAAGCAAAAGAACGAGCTTGCCGCGCTTAGGGAACAATTCAAAACCTTTTTAATTGATTGGGGTGATCATGTTACAGATGATGGTAAGCCATTAGAATGTAATGATGAGAATAAGGATACTTTTTTTGACGCGTTCCCGTCACATGTACTTATGATCCTTGCGAAGGCTGAATCCTTTATATCCTTTTTCCCTGAAAGTGATACAATTGAAAAAAACTTCTTAGGGCTGTCCGATACGCAACCAGAAAGCGAAAAGATAAATCACAAAGTAGTTGCAACGGTTGCATAGCATTTCACGAAAAGATCGGTCGGTCTGTTGATCACAAAAACTGTGAAATGCCCGATTTGTTGAGACAGCCCAAATATAGACAGTCAAGTGTTTATTATTTGGAAGAAATAATTTTAACCATTTACCAGAAATTGCAATATGGGTTTTCATTTGAAACACTAATTGATGCTTATTTGCCCGGCATATCAGGACTGCAAATGCAGATTGTTATCAATGGAATACATTTGATGAAGGATTTATTTGCAGAAGAGATGCCAGCACCATCGACAATGCCGCAAAAAAACAATAAAATGCAAATGCAATTTGAGGGCGCTTAATGGCCATTCGTACCGACATTATCGTTAACGATAAAGGCACGCCGGTTGTACGGAAATTTGACAAGAATGTCAAAAAATCAAGCAAGAGCGTTGAAAAATCAACGTCATCTATGGAGAAAGGTTTTAGTCAATTAAAAAACGTTCTCACTGGTGTAGTTTCGGCTTATTCGGTCGGCGCTATTGCAAGATTTACAACTGCTACTCTGAGGCAAATTGATAGCGTTGGTAAGCTTAGTTTAAGGCTTGGAGAAACCACGGAATTTTTATCTCAAATGGCGTTTGCTGCGGAGCAAAGCGGTGTAGCTGTACAGGGAATGAATGTTGGTATCCAGCGCGCAAATAGACGCTTGGCTGAGTTTGCAGCAACAGGCAAAGGAAGTGCGGCGCCAGCAATAAAAGCACTTGGCTTGGAAGTGAAAAACGCAGATGGCACGGTTAAAAGCTTTGAACAAATACTGCCAGATATTGCCGATGGTCTGAATAAGGTAAAGAGCGAATCAGAAAAGGTGAGGCTCGCGTTTCAATTATTTGATACTGAAGGTGTTAGCCTTGTTCAGCTTTTAAAATCAGGCTCAAAGGGCATTGAGGCGCTAAGGAAGGAAGCTAATGAGTTAGGCCGAACCTTAACTCAAGAAATGACCGATAAAGCTGCTATTGCGGGCGATGCAATAAATAAACTGACAAGCACTATAACAGGCTTGGGGAATCAGATGGCTGTTAGCTTGGCACCGTCATTGATTAAAGCGTCCGACGGGATGAGGAAAATCATTAAAGATGCGGAAAACACAAATATCGTTGTTTCGCTTATTAAGAATCTTTCAATTCAAACCCTGGAAATGGTCGGTGCAACTGATGTTGCGGCGAATGCACAAAAAAGATGGAATTCGCAACTAGAAAAAGCTAATATCGAAGTGACTGGCTTGCGAAACGCAGAGCAAGCGGTTGTAGACTTGAACAAGAATTTTGCAAGCGGCTTTGGGCTTCAAAAGGCGGTCAAAGAAGTAAAGGTGATTGCTGATACTGAAGAAAGAACGACTAAGGAACTGGCACTGCAATTTGATTTAAGGCAAAAGCAACTTGTGATTAGCGGGAAAATGAGCCAGGCTACTTTAGATGAGCAAAGGAATATTGAGGATAAAATCCGCTTGTTAATTGAAGTGCAAAACTTGCAAAACTCCAAAGTTCAAGAGATGAATAACAGATTCCAAGATGCAACAAATATCATTCAAGGTGTTGCATCTGCGGTTAGTCAGATTGGCGTTTCGCTTGATAAGTTTAATTTCGGTAATTTTATTGATCTTATCGCAGGTGTCCTGGCGGCTTTGCCTGGCCCATTACAACCATTTGCTCAAGGTTTTGTTGCTGTCAGGGGATTCACGGATATTGGCGGTGGGGGCGGNGGCCCTAATATTGGTGGAAGCGCTGGTGGTGGTCAACAAGTTAATAATAGTAATTTGAATGTCACGGTAAACCCGGTGTTCAATGTAGGGCAGACAACAAGTAAGACAGCTATACGTCAATTGATGCGAGATGTCAATACGGAAGTGAATCGCGGAGTACAAACGCTAAACGCTAATTCATTAAGATCGACAAAGCAATAATATGCCTTTAACGACTACAGCGAATTTTGATACAGCAAATGCACTGGCGGTAAGAAAGCCGGTTGCTATTATTGAATTCGATTCAATAACGACAAAATTTTGCAGTGCGACGTTTGGTGATATTACGGGTAATCATAAAAAATATCTTTTACCTGACATTCAATATGAATTGCAAAGCGTTTTTCCAGATGAACCACGTACAGAGTTTGGTACGCTTGACTTCTCGATAGTTGATAAAGACGGCGATCTAACCACGATTTTGAAAAATGATACGTTTACTGGCAAAGAGGTGACGTGTAAAGTAGGCTTTCAAAGCCTGGACGATGTAGATTTTGTAACCTTACCCCTTGCTTACGTTGTAGATGCCCAAGTAAATGACGACGGTATTACATTTTCTTTTAGTTGCCGTATGACCGGGTTTGATTTGAACAGGGAATTGTTTAGCGGAATACCTTCATCCTTTTTGGCAGCAGATATAACCGCCGCCGCAACATCATTGACAATTGATGATAGTACAAACTTCTTAATGGATGGTGGCGCAACAATCCCTTTTTGGGCAAACACTTTCTCAACAACACTTTCATACATCCAGGTCGATTCGGAAATAATGACCTATACATCAATCACCAACGGATCGCCAGATACTTTAAATACTTTGACTCGCGGAAGTTTTGGGACAAAAAGCAACAACACATGTTAAAAGGTGCTGAAGTTAAACAATTATATACTTTTCTAGGAGATGTTTCAAGCTTTGGGGAAATCATAGCTAGCTTACTTGTTAGTGGTACAGGGTCAAGCAATGGGATTTATGATGTTAGTTCTTTAGTGGCAGGGTTTGGGCTTGGAATTAGCGAAGATTTGATTAATATTGATAATATCATTTATCAATTACAAAGGTCTGTGGGTGGTGATTTTTTTATATATAGTAAATTATCCAGCTTAGTCTCTAAGCCTGAGAGAGCAATTGATTTCTTTGAAAGAACAGTTTTTAATACTATAAAACCTGCATATTTTTATGTGAATGGTGACGGTGAATTAGATGTTAATTTACCTGACCCGGTATTTGATGTTTCCGGTTCCGAAACTTTGACCGATGCAACTACAATCGGTTTGCCGGATATTGATATAAAATACACAGATTTGGTTACTCAGATAAACTTAAATAATGGTTTTAATGTTGTATCGGCAAAAGCTATTCGTTTTATTCAATATACACTTGATGAAGCGGTCACCGGGTTTGGGACTCATGAAAAAAACATTCAATGGTTTGACTCTCAAGTTACATCACTCGCTGATGATGAAAAAGAAATTTATATGTTACGTCGGTATTTTTGGTTGTATGGTAATCAAGGCGTTGAATTGATTTTAAGGTCAATGCACAAAAGATTGACATATCAAGTCGGTGACATTCCAGTTTTAACAAATTCAAACATTCCTGATTTTGTGAACGGCGGTGACGGCATTAGTAATATAGATTCATTTATTTATGGCAAAAGAATGAATCTATTAGAAGATGTTGAGTTTAGAGTTAGGATCTTTAACGCATTTGCGGACGGCACCGATCCAATTGATGCAAAAAATACAGTTACGCCTCAGGATACATCTATGGCCGAGACAGCAGATCCGGGCGCCGATTATGACAATACCGGGAATCTCCATCCTGGATTAATTTATTTTGCTAAAGTGACTTTGACTAGACCAAATTTCGGAAGCTCAGAAAGACAGTATATTTCAATCGTGATAAAGGCAATAGATGGAGGTAATACTGATACTTTTTTCTATTACTTTGCATACGATCCTAGCCTTAGCGGTGATGTAGTTATGTATTTTCCATTTTACAATCAAGATGAATCAGTTAGAACACTTGATAATGTTTATGTAAATTGGGCACAGTCATCCGGTTCCGCAAGTCAAAAACCGAGCACAGTCATTTGTGATGAGATTATCCTTGTAACTTCAAACTTTACGATATCCAGGGTTTAAAATGGCTCCCAAAATAACATATAATAACATTGATGTTGATTTCGATAATTACCCAGGGTTGAATGAATACGAAGTCAGACCTTCACGAGTGGCCAAGAATAACCTTTCATCGGACGGTACCGCGTATGAACTTCTTTTGCTTAGAACCGAGAATGAGTTTATCGTTTCAAAAGAGCGGATAACAGCAGATTTAAAAGAACGGCTTTTGAAGTGGTTTGATTATGTTGCTGATGGCTCAACATTTGATTTTGTTCTCGATGACAGTGTCGGCTTTGCGATGGATTTTGAAGGTAAGCTTGTAAAAACAAATGATGGTGTTTTGGGGACAACCACACGAACAGATGCGGCGTTAGCGCTCGATCCAAACACAGGCCTTTTGACTTCCTATGCAGCCGCAACAGCAAGATTTGAAGCTGGTAAATTTGGCCAACATGCTTTAGTTGTGGAAGATTCGCGGGTAAATCTTGTTCAGCGTCCGAGTGAATTCGATCATGCTGATTGGGTCAAAGTAGGAATATCCGTTTCAACTAACCGAACATGGGTAGATGACCCAGAAGGTAACAACATTGCAGATCTATTGACCGGTTCGGGTTCAGGTGCTCAGACAATCACATATACAACGGCGACAGCGACCAGTAATAAAGGTGTTGCTGGCGTGTGGGTTCGAACCCTGCAAGGCAATGTAAATTTTGGCTTGACACTGAGCGGGACAACTAGCGGCGATGCTCCTCTGAATACAACAGCAACGCCTGATTGGCAATTTTTCCAAATAGATAATACTGTGCCGGCCGTTGGGGATTGGAAGGTAAGAATAAATTTAACCGTTGGATCGAGTGAAAGCATTTTGGTGTTCGGTGCGGTTTTATTTGATGCTCAACAGGTTATCGGCACGCCTATTTACGGGGATGGTGCAACAGCAACAATCGGTAATGAATCACATGAAATCGCGATTGCCACAAACGAAATAAACGTTGAAAACTTTTCGGTTGAATTGTGGGTTTATCCTTATTTTGAGCCCGATGATTCAGTCGAAAGAAATGTATTTGCAATTCAGAATGCATCAAGTCAAAATTATTTGAGGCTTTATAAAAGCACATCAAACAATTTAGTTGCAGAAATGAAGCTTGCTGATAATAGCGGCAATGGTGCAACGGCATCCTTTACAGCGGCATCATTAACGGCTGATACTTGGCATCATTTGGCGGTCACTGTCGATACAACAGCCGATAACAATCTCAATCTTTACATAAATGGTGCGCTTGTTGACACCTCAAGTGATGTTAAATTCATGCCAATACAGATACCAACTAAATTGATACTTGGGAAAACTTCATCCTTTTCTTTTGGTGGCCGGATAGATGAATTTGTAATGTATAAGAATAAAATATTAAGTGCTGCGGAAATTTCAGATAGCTCAAATAGAACGTCTGGATATGGTTATAAACGAAACAGGATTGATAATCTTATTTTACTTGATGATAGTTTCGGTATTCAATCAATACCTGGCACAGAGCGGTTTAACTGGTCTCAAAAATTCTTGGAAATAAACACATGATAAAACGAATAATTCTACTCTTTTTCATTTTATGCGCAAATGCAAATGCTCAATCAACGTGTATTGTCTATGGGCAAATAGTCGATTCCGATGCAGTCGGAAAAGATGGATCAAGGATAATCGTAACAAAGGTGTCACTTGATTCAACTTTGATTTCCCAGGGAAGGAAGGTTTACATATCCGGTGCGGGCGCATGGGCGAAGGGTTGGTTTTATATTCCAATTATTCGCTCTACTGCCAGTCTGGAAGCAACTGCAAACATAGAGGCCCAAATTCTCGGCTTTACAAAGCACGGCGGGACAACAATAGCAATTCCAAATCAGGACAGTCTGGACTTGGCAACCGCCGTATCTATCGGCCTTGTTCCTACCGTTGGCATGAGTTTGCAATCTAATGATGTCGCTGTCTCTGGCGGCAAGGTTGGTACACTTGATTTTGGTAGTGACTTTACTTTGACTATCTCACCAGCCGGTGAAGGAAATATTGATTATACCAGGACAATTAACCCGGATGATTATGCAGATTTCGCAACGGCGGTTGCTGCTGCCAATAGCGGTTCAATAAAAGTAATTGAAGTTACGACCGCACAGTCAATAGATGAAGATCTAACGGTAAACACTGGTGTAAAACTGATCATTNAGCCGGGTGGGGNAATAACGCGTGCGCCTGGTGATACATTGTCAATACTTGGCCTACTGGAAGCCGGTCCATACCAAATCTATGCCGGTACAGGTGGAACCAAATACGGCATGGGCACTACAACCCATATTTACCCTGAATGGGAGGGGGATGTTGATGGTACAGCGGATCAAATACAAATAAATCTCGGTATCAATGCCTTAAAAGCATCGGCATTATCGGTGAATCCATCGGTTTTAATTACAGGTGAAGAATATGAGATAATGGATGATATAGTTTCAATGGATGGCCTTTTTATAAAAGGTAAAGGAATGCCGAAGTTGAAACTAGGCGATTCAACAGGGGATGTACATATTTTATCGGCGGCTGATTCAAGCATGATCTACGAAGGGCTTGTATTTGATGGCAACGGTGACGGGACAAACAACAGTACTTTTTCAACTATTTTTGTTTCCGGCAAACACATTGTTTTTAGAGACAATGTGTTTATGAACTCCAAAAAAGTAATAGCTGTCATTATCTGTGCTAAGCGGGGCGCAGAATATTAAGATCCTAAACAATAGATTTTTTCATTCTGGCACCGGGAATACAATTGAATGCCAAGGCTATACAGAGGAGGACTCAGCCCATATAGACGCCCGCTTTGAGATAGCTGGGAACTATATGCTTTTGACAGATGTAACAGAGGCGGCAATTGAGGTTGATGGCAAAATTAGCATCGTAAATATTCACGATAACGAGATTTATTCAAATACGCCGGATAGCGCATCCGCTTCACTTATAGAGTCGGATGATCTTGGAAGGCATGTAAGCATTCAAAATAATTATTTGGAAAACACTGCACCGTATGGTAATTACGCTGGTATAATTGCGGCCAGGGCAGATAGCGGGAATGTTGTTACGGGAAACAAAATAAAAGGCACTGGCATTGGGATTGTAATAACGGCTGGCCGTGTTGATTCTGCAACAATACATGTAAGAGATGAAGACTCGAAATACACCAACGTTAATTTTAATCATATATATAATGTTGGTGGACATGGTATTTCGATTGTTGGCGGTGATGATGTAGCCGATGGAATCTCTATCATAGGAAATAAAATAATTGAAGTTGGCCAAGATAACGCTGGTGGCTCTGCATCGGGAATACGAGTTGATGCTATAAATAGTCTCATTGCATTTAACTATGTCAAAACAACAAACGATTCAATGGACTTTGGCATTGATTTAATTCAAAATACATCAATCGGCAATAAGATTGTGGCCAATATCGTCCAGGGCACTTATAACAACCAAGATATTGCGATCTATAACGCAAATAATTCTTGGTTTGGAAATACTGGGAATGTGGTTGCAACAATGGCCGGCATAGACAATAGATTTATTGGCGATATGGTTTTTGGTACATCAGCAGTAGAGACCTTTCAAATATTTGATAATGGGCATTTAAAATCAACGCAAGCGACAGCACCAACCGCAACATTGACAAGCACAACTTTAAACGATGGTGGCGGCTCTGGTGCGGCCATTGCGATTACAGCAGGCTCTACAGATGCATCGGGGTCGTTTACCGTGACCGCTGGAAATGGAACGCCAACCGCTGGTATTGCCGGTCAACTGGTTTTTAACACTGCTTATACATCTATACCAAAAGCTGTATTATTTTCATCTAAAGATTCTGATGGAACGGATAATCAAATTTATTATAATAGTGTTGGCACGGCAAGCTTTCAAATAAACTTTAATTCTACTCTGAGTTCAAGCGAGGCCGTGGAATTTTCATATTGGGTGATACAATGAAAAAGATATTTTTACTTTTATTTTTTATTCCGGTTATATGCTTTGCTCAAAGAGCGCCGTACGGCCAGGGAGCTAAAAAGGGTATAGCGGATTCAACTAATGGCTCGGTTGTCAATACAACCCTTTATGCAAACGGAATAGGTTTAAGAGCTGGAGCAACATCCCTTACAATGCCTGCAAGTACATTTGGCGGTACGGTTGAGATGCTTGCA